CCAAACAGAACCGTTGAAGCGATTGGCACAACTGTGTCAAGCGTTCCTTCGATTGGCTGTGCTGGGTAGCTCTTCATGAACTCACCGGCGCAATACGCAAAGCGTAGTGTTGAGCGGTTCAAGAAGTACATGCGGTCATCTTGGCAATCTGGATCAAGACGAACGGTGAGGTCACCGAACTTGATTTCAGTAAAGCGTGTGTTGGCCGTACCCTGTGGGTTGGTGTATTGACCCTTGGTCTGCAAGAAAGCCTCAAGCTCTTCGAAGCAATCGAAACCGGCGATAACGTCGGTTGGGCGCTTGCGAGAAGCACGATAAACTTCGTTAGCAATGGTACGCATTGCAGCAACGATGTCTTTGTCGGCTTTTGCGATTTCCTGGCGAGTTGCCTGCCAGTAGTCTTTGCCTGCTGTGTTAGGGTTGATTCCGCCGATTGCTTCCCAGTCAGCATTGACGCTGTCGTAGTAGGCATCTGAAGATGCGTTACCGACGATCATGTCGAGGCTGAAGACGTTTCCTGTGCTGTAAGCAGCGGCAAGGCCGTGCAGTTCAGCAACCAAGAAGTCTGAGTGGTCAGCTTGTGCAGCCTTGACGTACTCTTCAACCAAGGACACGATTTGCTCGGGGCCAGAGTTCTGAAGAATGTCGCGGTGCTTCAAACGGAATGGGGTAACAATTTCGTTTGCCCAGTTGTAAACAGCGGAACCCATGATGTCTGTTGAGACGCCAGTTGAGTGAGTACCAGATGCATCTGTGTAACCAGTTGCGCCAAGTGTTGCTGCACGTAGAGGGATAACGACGCCGCGTCCTGTGATGGACTTGGCAAGACCCTTGAAAAGTTCAAGAGTAGGGTGTTCCAACAATACGTTGTCAACGAGTTGCTTCTCGTAACGCTGAAGTGTTGTTGTAAAGGTCTGCACGAAAAATGCATCGCCGAGTGCGCTCATTTGATTTACCTCCCAGTAAATAGTTTTTGTTGTTTGCGCGGATATGAAGGTCCGATAAACATTCGTTACAGGGAGGTGCTGATTACTTCAGTATTGACTGAGTATCTTGCATTGCTGCCCTGATCACAGATGTAAGATCAGAGTTGTCTTTTACGGCACTAGCTCCATCGGAACCAGAACCAGTCCTCGCGACAACCGACGTGGACTTTTTCTTCTTAGCACTAGCTGCGGCCTTAGCGGCATCAGCTTTCTTTTTCTGAGATTCCTCATACTTAAATGCTTTGTAAGCGGCTTTTAAATTTGTCAGTTCGTTCTCTGCGGCGTATGAAGCCAGTTCCTTACGGAACGCTGTACGCTGTTTAACAGTGAAGTCAAGACCTTCAGATTCGAGAATCTCGTCAATTTGACGGTCATACTCGGCAACGGCTTTCTGGATTTCCAATTCCTGCTGAGCCTCGGCAAGTTCCTGTTCCCGGCGCGAACCGGTAACTTTCTGTTCCTGCTGAACTCTGGTAGTTTTGGTTTCCTGAGACCACTGACGCTTCACGTCGGATGTTACACCGAACATGTCAAGAAAGTCCTGATCCAACAAGTTCTCAACAGCCAGCTCTTTAATGAGCAACGCCATGGAGTACGTTGGGTTTTCCGTACTAGCAACAAACTGACTGAGAACAGAAACAGGGTTATCTTCCCAAGCCTGCTCAAGGGATTGAATCCCTTCATAGGCTTCGACAAGAGTGTCCTGTACTTCTTCGAACTCTTCAACTTGCTTCTTAAGCGCTTGCTTCTCACGGGTGTAATCGGCTTGGCGCTGGTATCCGGACTTAAGTTCTTTGAGTGAAACCTCAAGAACTTCTCCGTTTACCTTTACGGTGTAGGTCTCTCCAGCATCAGAGGGCTTGTCGTCCTCATCTTCTGAATCTTCGTCGTCTTCATCTAGCTCTTCTGATACTTCTTCTTCAGTCTCGGACGCATCCTCAACTTCTTCCGTAGCATCTTCTTGAGAAGATTCAACTTCGTAATCACTGTCGTCATTTGCCTCGGCATCGGGCTCTGTGGAAAGGTTGTCCTGAAACTCAGGATCCAGATCCGTCATAGCACCATTGATAAGGGCACGCAGTTCTTCTGACATATTTACTCCTTCTTCGAGTGTCCTCACAGATTATCCGCGCTGGGGTTCTGGGAAAAACTTGTTCGTGGTAAGCCGGAATGCTTTACCTAACATAGGCCGTCAGTGGGGAAGTTTTTTCCCCACCTTAAAATACTATTGTTTACTCCTATATTTGGCTCCGTTTTGGTGTTACAGTACCGACCACACAGAAGACATAAAAGCCTTATAGTACTACAGTTTGCAAAGAATACAGCTTGCCGCGAAACCTAAACAAAACTACAACAGTGACAAAAGCCACATGGCAGTCTATTTAGATCATACCACCAGCGGTAGCACCAGGCAGAGGAGCTCCGCCCATGTCCATAACCTGCTGCGTAGCGTCATTGCCCATAACCATAGGTGGCGTCCCTGCCATCTGCTGCATCATAGCCATCTCGTCAGGCATCATACCAGGCTGACCCATCATCTCCTGTCCAGGAGCCATGCCAGGCATAACCGGAGGAGCCGGTGGGCGAACCAGGATCTGCTCAGGGTTGAGACCCATGTAAGACAAGGCAGCTCTTGTAGCTGGCTCTGGGTCGTAACCCATCTGTGCAATAACAGGAACGATCTGTGTTAGCATCTCTTGACCCTGACGGTATCTGGTTGCTGGGTTGATGGCTTGTGTAGAGCCGCCTTCTACGTCAATGAAGAACTCGCCTTCGATGTCGTCCTCAGAAACTTGAAGCCATGTGGTGGCGCTAGGACCAGCAATGCGGACAGCTTTAGCGTTGTCCATGAACTGCTGGCAGAGAGCCAACATGCGGAGAGCAATCTCACGAGATGCTTTCTCTACGTTAGTCATCTTGTCCATAGCGCGGGTAGTGGAAGCACCCTCAACAGCGGCAGCTGCGGTAGCAGGTGTGCGGTTAGCGGCAGCAATGTTACCAACCTGGAAGTCAGTCACACCCAGGATGCGCTGCATGTAGCCCTGGAGTTTGTCTTCCATGATGTAGTTGTCAGCAGGTGTAGCCATACGCTGTACAGGAACCAGGACTTCTCCGATTGAAACGTTACCAGGAAGATCCAGTGGGATGACCTGGTCAGGTTTGTTGTCTTGAAGTGCTTTGGTTAGTTCTGGTGTGAGTACTTTTTTGTTGATGAAGTACTTGTTACCTACGCGCTTGAGGTCGTTGATTTCGGAAACCATAATTTCGTTGATCATAAGTTGCAGGCCTGCTACGTTCTCTAGGTCACCAAACGACCAGCATGACATGCCGCCGTCGTTGAAGTTACGCATATGTACGAACGGAGGGTAGCGGTGCGCGTGTGGGTTTGGTCCTTCATACAGGTACTCTTTGCAGTCCAACTGGAATACACAGAGTGTTTGTTCTTTCATGTCGTAAAACTCGTACATGGTTGCGTGTGAGAATACTTCAGGAAGTCCTTCTGAGCGCTCTTCGTACTGTGCTACAGTTGTTGAATCGACGTAGCCAGTGTCAGCTTTTAGATCTTCAATAGCTTTTTTGTTGAACAACGGGTTGTTCTTTACCTCTGATACTGGAACACGGAGGCGCTGGCAGACCCAGCGGGCTGTGTTCATGCGGCGTGCGTTAGCTGGAAGGAACATGTCGTACGGAGATACATACTCTACATACGGTTCGTCTTCTTCTACTAGCTGTTGTGTCATTGAGACAGACTCAACAAGCTCACCGATTTGTTCTTCTGACAAATACGACCCAAGCATAGATGCTTCGTCTTGTGCCATGGCTACAGCGTCGTTTATTTCCATGTCGTAATCCTCAGGAGTACGGTCCATGGTTGTTTCAGTGTAGGCCCAGCCTACTTTAGCAAAACCGTTACCAAGGATTACCATGTCTTGCGTCATGTCGCGCAGAGTAAAGGTAGCTTCGGCACGTTTCCAGAAGTATGACAACACAGTTTCGGCAACTTTAGCGTTACGTTCAATAACACTCAAGTCTCCACCTACTGGTGTGATAACAAACTTAGGGTCACGGGCAGATACCGTGTTGATAATCATTGTGAAGTGTGGCAGCAGCATGTTTACTGTACGAAGGAAAGAGCCTGGTACAGGAAACGGAAGGATCCGGTTTAAATCCAGCATAGTCAGCTCACGCTGTGCTCCGGTACGGTACAAGGACTCAAGCATACGCCAATGAGAATGCACTGGTTCCATGCGTCGGATAGCATCCCGTATCACGGCCTGCTTTTCCTCTAGCGTGTAACCATTTTTGTATTCTTTGTCCATTACCAACCTCTCAGATGACTATTTATGGAAAATGATTCCCAACGATTCTGTTCAGCTTCTTCCATATCCGCGATAGCTTTGTTTCTAAGCTCGCGCATACCTCTCATATCTAAACGATTCGTTGGAACCCATGCAGCTTCCTCACTACTAGCAGGCATTGGGGAACTATCCCCAGCTTCTTCTATTAAAACCCACAAAGAAATAGCTAAAGACATTACAAGGTCGTCATGACAGCCCACATCAGCTGCGTAACGCACGTTACCACTCAATGTTTCCTGCGCAACGAACTGTCCTAGCTCTGCACGCAGCAAAGGATACACGTTACTGATGCTGATACCCTGTTCTGTTGGCGCTAGGTACTTACCAAGACGATCAATTACTGCTTTACGTCGGTCTGTGGTCATAGGGAACTCAAACATGCGTGTTTTCTGCCGGTTTTTAGACCCAGAAACCTGGTGAAGGTACGGATTAGGGTACTCTAGGTGCTTATGTAGCTCGTTAATTGGCAAAGCACCCTGTCCGCCCTGGTTTTCTACGGCCAAAAGGGCCGCCCAGTTGCGTCCGGCAAAGAAATGTCCCAGTTTATCCAGGTCTGCAGCGTATTCTGTGGGTGCTGTGTTGTTATCATGGTAGTATGCAACGATAGAAGGCAGTCCATCTTCGTCTAAAGTCATTACATGGGCGGTAGAGTAGTCACGGCCAGTACCAGAAGCAGGGTCACCACCTATAACATACAGTGCAGAAGGGTCTTGTTCGAGCATCAGCATACGGATCGGGCCTGTTTCGTCCATTTCAAACTTAACAGTGTCATCATCTTGCCAGCTAAGACGTCCTCTGTATGGCAGATCTTCAAACATAGCTTCATTAGGTAGCCCTACAAAGCGCGGACGGCCTGATTCACGGAATGCTTCCTCATCATCAGAGGGGTATTCAGCTAGGAAGCGCCAAGGTTCGTCGGCAAACTCTCTGCGCTTTAGATCGTACTTGCTGTTGCAAGGAGAGATTTCGTTTTTAGGTCCAGAGCACCAGCCACACAAAGCGTTGCAGCGCATGAAGGGACTGACTTGCCATGGTTTGAAGAACGCAACGAACTGTGATGCGCCACGACGTGCAGCTCGGTATGTTTTAGCGAACCTGTTGTAGCCACCACGAGACGTAGAGATAACAAGCATAGAACCACCAGCGTCAGTAGTAGGCAGCAAAGTACGTAGCACGTCTTCCTGCCGGCTTGCAGGCTCCACCAGACCGGCCTCATCCCACACAACCAGTGTCGCCGTTTCACCAGCAAACACACCTTCAGTGGCGGGCGCAGACTTCATACGGGATTCCATACCGTCTGCAAACCTGAACACCATACCATCTGTAGAGTCAGCTGTAACTTGTGGTGCGCGTTCCTTCATCCATTGCGGGAGGAACTGGTAAGCCAGTCTGGCCTGTCCCAAGTTTTTGTTTGCCGACTTCTGGTTCCGGGAGATCACCAGGATGACAGCTCCGGGACGAAAAAAAGAAAGCCACAGGGCATGTGCCATGGCTAGTGTAGTGTATCCAAGCTGACGTGCTTTTAGGGCAACTACAAACCGGTTGTTTTTAAAAAGGCTCAGCAGTTCATGTTGGTGTGGGAACAACTCAAATTTTGTTCGACCACGAGGATCTTCTTCTGATGGGATGAACACATACTTCTGTAGAAAGTATACTTCGTCCATAGCGCAGCGACGCCACTCTAGTTCAATCCAGAGTCTTTGTAGTTCTACTTGTTTCCTGTGGTCGCTCATTGTTCCTCGTCTGTTATGATGTGGTCGGCGTCGTATCGCATCCGGTGCCAGATCGCTCCGACCTCCCGGCCCATAGCGTCGTCTGGTAATTCTTTAAACATGACCAGACGCCCACCGCAGTAGCACACCTGATCGATGTCGTTCTCGTCGTAGTGCGGTCCAAGCTCAGGGTAGCCAAGCCAAAAATCCAAATGGTCTGCACGACCCTGCTCATCAGGTTCCTCAAATACGTGGAGCAGATGCATCTGGCTCCTCCACAATCCAACCAGACGCGCGGAGAACCTCAGCTAAAATTTCAGGGGCAACCGCAGCTGCGGCCTGTGCCACCAGC